TCATGTAGCCATCACCAGTATGGGCCTTTCAGCCGTTGGTTTCCGGTTCGTCCTCGCCGTTCCCCAGAGCCCGGAGATAGGCGGCAATCCCGGAGAGCAGAGCTTCCCGGCCTTTGCGCTCGCGCCGGTCCAGGCGTATCGTCTGCTCTACCCATTTCTGCGTCGTCTCGGTCAGCTCCGCGATATTGGCGTGCAGAGATTCGAGATGTAGCCTCAGTTCCTCGTCTGTCATTTCCCCTTTTTTCCTTCCAAGATTTCCTCCCACGTAAACGGGCATTGCGCAGGAGCACTCCCCAGCATTTCGTAATCAGTGATGCGGAACGACTCCAGGCCGTCTTGGTAGGACTCGGCTAAAACTTCCTCAGTGAGCATCCGCTGGAGACTGGGGCTTTGTTCCAGTAATTGCTGGATCGCGGCCCGCTGTTTGATGACGGAAACCTTCCAGCCCCGTTCATTGGGTTCCCGCAAGTAATCCGGCAGGAAGTGCAGTTTCAGCAGATGCTCGATGATTTGCGCGATACGGCTTTCCAGTTCCCGTTGCTGGCTTTTCCCCAAAGTCTCTAGTTCCTCCGCTACATTCTCCGCGTCGATCTTCTCGCCGGCCCTCAGCCGCTGCGCCTGGTCGAGCGCCCAGGCGTGGAAGTCGGTGTCGTATAACGTCTTCATTTCCCCTTCTTCCCCCACCTGGCCGCGGCGGCGGCTTGTCCCATCTTCCGGCGTTGCTCCGGGCTGAGTGACGAAAAGCCTTTCGGCACTTTTTTCTTCCCGCCGCGCCGGCCAAGCGCAACGGCCGCAGCGTTCTTACGCTTAGCCATTCGGCTTTTCCTCCAGAGCCTTCACGCGGGCGGTGAGCGCGTCCAGGTCCACCTCCAGATCGTGAATGCTGTCCCGGTGACGCCGTAGTCTGCTCTCTGCCGGCGAAGCCCACTGATGGAAAGCGGTCAATAGCTTGGTTTCGAGAGATTCCAACCGGCCGTCAAGCCATGCTTTGTCTTCATCGTTCAGTGCCATCATCCGCAGATTACCATAACCGGTTATTTCTAGCAATTTCACCCATACCACAAGCGCTTATGTCTTGACATGCCAGAACCGCTTACGGCATAATGATCTTGTAGCAAGCAGCCGCGAGGCTTAAAAGCGCGAAAGGCAAATATGTTTCACTACTACGATCCCCTTCCCAAGACTGACGACGTCACCGCAACGGTTGCCGTCAACGAGTGCCAGAACTGCGGCAAAGCGTGCGAGACGCTCGTCTGGCTCGAGGGCTGGAATTACAACGCGTGCGATACCTGCGCCGAGGAAGCTGCCCGCGAAGACGCTCGCGAGGCGGCCGAACGCCAGAAACCCTGCGTCAACTGCAAGACGCGCCTCTCCCGTTGGGATTCGCTTTACTGCTCCGACCGCTGCAAGAGCGCTTTCCTCTACTTTCCGGAGGTCGCATAACATGGCGATCATTCGTTTTCAGACCAACATCGCGGAGACCTTCCATCTCCGCTCCATCGACGGCAAGCCCGTCGAGTCGAACTACGGCGGCATGCAGTACATGTTCTCCGCCGAAGAGGGCACGTTTTACGTCTCCGACAAAGTCGGCGGCATCCTGATGCAGCAGTTCCGCACGCTCGGCGTCCAGCCCGGCGAAGCCGTCGACATCACCAAAACCGAAGCCGGCCGCGGCCCGGAACGCCGCACCCAGTGGATCGTGGCCAAGAGCGTCACGGTCGGCGAGCAGGCCAACGGAACGCTCGCCGTGCCGGCTGCGGCGCCAAGCGAGATCGAACAGCAGCTCGCCGCCTCGATCCGCCTGGTCGAGCAGCGCAAACAGGCGCAATCCGCGACGACGTCCGCGGTGCCGGCCTGGGCGACGTTCCTGGTCGAGCAGTCCAACGCGCTGATCGACGCCTACGCCGCGGTGCTCAAGCACTCCGCGAAGCACGAAGGACTGGTCAAAGGCGACGATGTGCGCTCGCTGTTTCTCTCGGCCTTCATCAACGTGACCAAGGGAGGTAACCGCAATGCAGCCTAAGATCGAGTTCGAGTACGAGGTCCCGCTGACGCTGCATCTGCGCTACGCGCAGGGCCTCGAGGTCGCCAGCAAGTATTACGAGCGCTGGCCCGGCGACACCACGCAGTACGTCTTCAGCGCTGAAGAAGGCGTGTTCTACCTCTCCGATTCCGCGGGTGCGCTGCTCAACGCGCGCCTGCGCTCGATGGGCGTCTCGCCAGGCGAAGCCATCGTGATCACGCGCATCAAGGTCGACAACCCGCACACCACCCGGCCGGTGCAGGAATATCTGCCGATGCGCTGACGGTCGAAACGCGCACCCGACAGCGCGTCCGTGCGAAGTGGCCTACGCACGCTGATGAAGACAGGCCAAAAAGGAAAGATAACTTACCATGAAACGCATTCTGTTTTTGATGGCCGCAATGGCGGCTCTTTCAATCGGCGCACACGCGCAGAACTATGGAAACATTTACGGTTCTGACGGGCGCTATCTGGGGCAGTACAACTTGAACCAGTTCGATCCGAACTCGATTTTCAACCAGTTCGGTCGCTACGGCAGCCAGTTCAGCCCCGATTCCATCAACAACCAGTTCGGCCGGTATGGCAGCGAGTTCATGCCCAATAGCGCCCGCAATCCGTTCACGATGACGCCGCCGACTCTCTACAACTGGTCGCTTCCAATGGGCCAGGCACCGCTCACGACGAATCCCTATTTGCCGTTCGGGATTCAGCCGCCATCGCTTCCGCTTTGGTAGGGTCGAGACGCTTTTTAACCAAAAGGAAAAACATGAAAACCATTACGTTGTTGTGTCTGTTTGCCGCCGCCGTTTGCGCGCAGACCATCGAACCCCTTACGAGCGGCGGTCGCATCAAGCCCGAGGCCGCCGTGCTCACCGGTGGCGAGATCGTCGTCCCCGAGCTGATCCTCGGCGGCGAGTGGACCTCCTCGATCCGCCTCGTCAATCAGACTGGCTTCCCGGTTTCGAAAACAGCCGTGTATTTCTTCGATAACAACGGGCAGCCGATGGTAACGACCTTCCGTACCAGTGCCGGAAGCGTGGTCACCGATGTGGGCTTCACTTTCAACCTGTTCGTTGGCGGAATGCTTGAGGGCGTATTTCAAGGTGGCGCAAACGTGCAATTCGGTCACGCCGTGATCGCTTCTACACTAACTCCGGGGCTATACGGCGAGGTGACCCTGACCAACCACAATTCGACCCGACCGGACTTTCAGTCCGTGTTTCCTTTTGAGCAGCCCGCGCCGCTTCAGTACCTGTGTTTTGACGGTCGCAACGGGTTCACCACCACGTTGTATGTGGTCAATGAGAACGTTAACGCGCAAACGATCTCGATGGACGTTCGGGACGGAGTCAACAATCTGCTCCGCACCGTGGCCCTTCCCCTGCCCGCGCTGGGATCTGGCATCTATACCCTGCACGCCATCGCACCCGAGACCATCGGTATCCAAGGCACGCTAGTCTTTCGAACCGGCGCTCTGGCTACCGTCACTTCTTTGCGCATCAACCCGACCAATAGCTTTACACCGGTCAGAACTTTTGTCCCTTAGTATGCCTACCACTGATTACGCCGAAGGCTTCACCCCCTGCGCCGAAGTCACCCGCTGGAAGCGCCGCTTCTGGATCTCCGCCACGCTCAACATCATCCTGGTCGCCGTGCTGCTGCTTGCGATAAAATAGCGGCGACCCGAAAAAAAGAATTGAGTGAAAAGACCTGCCCGCTGGCCCTCGGCGGGCTTTTTCATGCCGCTGCGGCTTTCTTTGCGCTCGTCCGTTTCGTGAATACCGCCCGCAGCAGGATCCGGCGCAGTTTCTTGCGTGACCACGGTACGCCGCGGTCGGCCTTCGCGGCCAGCTCCCGGGCGATCGCCAGTTCCGCCGGCGTCAGGAGCTGGCGGGCGGCGCGGTAGAGGGCGTACTCGAGGCCGGTCACGGCTTCTCTTTCCATTCCGGCCCGAGCATTTTCTGTTCGCCTCTGTTTCGGACGGTTTTCATCCCTAACGTCGGGTGGAAAAGCATTTTGGGAAAACATTGCCGGTTCAGATGCGCGTAATATGCATCGAAGTGGATCACGCCCAGATCCCCGAACGTCGCCGGCTCGATTTTCCACTCCCCGTGCGTAAGATCATCCACTTCGAGCAGCTCGTGATACTGGTAGGCATTTTCGATCAGTATGCGGGCGGTACCGTAACTGCTTCCAGGTTGCTTTCTCAAGAGCACAAACGGATAGGCGACGTTATACGCTTCGGGAAGTTTGGGCTTGGGCGGCGGCTCCTTCACGACCCGGTAACAGGCCAGCACTTCGGTGAGTTTGGCAAGATCCGTCTGGATGAAGACCATTTGGTCACCGGCCGGATAAGATCCCAGCGTTCCTGCGAGATCCTGTAAACGCTTCGTGAGCGTATCTCCGGGACTTGCGCATGGCCAGGGCTCTTTGAGCCCGACTTTCGATGCAAGATCCTGGAATGGCTTCTGATGGCCGTGCTCGCAGTTCAGAGCGGCGTGTACCAGCTCATGCACTATGATTCCGGCAATTTCGCATGGAGCCGTGAGCGCAGGCGAGATCAGAATGTGCATGGTCTTGGTGCACCGGAGCGGTACACACTGGCCGATCATCTTAGGGCGTTTTCCATACTCATAGACCGCGCAGATACTCCGCATATTGGCCGGCAGTTGAATCCCGGTTTCCGTAAAGATCGGGGTAATTTTTCGGATCGCTTGGTCGAGCCAGTCTTCACGCGTCATCATTCCTCAGCTCCCGCTAACGTTAGCTGTCCCGTTTTCTCTCTCTATAGGGGGCGGGACAGGTCGCCAAATCACCTCGTAAGTCCCTTGTTTTCATAGACTAAAACTGTCCCGCTTGAGCGGGACAGGTCGTTTGCAACTATCTTTGTTTTCTATAACATAAACTGTCCCGCTTAAAGGAGCGTTTTTTGACCTCTCCGGGACATGTCCCGAACCCGCTGGACATGTCCCGCTCTGCCGGGACAGTTAAGCGTCATACAGTTGGTCCCGGAGAAAATAACCGTGTCCCCGGCCGGCCTGCCGCACCTCGAATCGTGCGTCCTTGACTCCCCGGCTAAACTGCTCCTCCGCCTGGTGCTTCGATAGGCCCTCGCTGCGCGCCAGCGCTACCAGATTTCGTAAGCTGTCCCCCTGGTGATCCCGCACCAGCCGCTCTACAATCTCTGACGCCGTCTCCCTCCGCTCCCCGGAGCGGAACCGGCCGTCGCGGAAACTTAGCAACAACGTCTCGCCGCCGGTAAACCGGTTCTTGAACGGCACCAGGCGCAGCTCCGCCAGCGGGCCGCCCGCATCCCCCAGCTTCTCGAGTAAATACGCCATGTCCACCGCGGCCTTGTAATCACTCGATCCCCGGTAGTCTTTCGATTTTTCGCTCTTGCCTACGTGATGCAGCAGAATCACCGTGGCCCCCGCGCTGGCCAGTCTCCGGCAGTGATTCATAAACGCCCTGGTGTCGTTGCTCGACTGCTCGTCCCCCCGATTGAACGCGATCGCCGGATCGAAAATGAATACCGGCTTGTGCTGCCGCGCGAACTCGAGCAGGCTCGCACTCTCCGGTCCGTCTGCTTCCTGTGGGCACCAATTTCCCCAGAAGACCAGCCAGTCGGTTTCCTGGATATCCAGATCGTGCAGATGCTGCTTTACTACCGCCGCGGGATTTTCCCGGTCGCAATACAGCACCGCTCGCCGGGCGGTCGCCCGCCCCATAAAATCCCTGCCGTGCGCGATCGCCCCGGCTAACGCCGTCGCGAAAATCGTTTTTCCGTGCCCGCTGTCGCCGGTCAGCAGAGTAATCGCTCCCTCCGGAATCAGCCCGTCGACGATCCACTGCACATCTGCTTCCCATCTCCAGATCGACTTCACATCGCGATAGGAAAAATGCCCATTGACGCTGGCGCTCGCCAGACCCGCAAAAGCTTCCGCACCCATCGCCAGCAACTCCGCCGCCGTGCGGTCGTTGGAATGAATATGCGCCGTCAGAATGTGCGCGTGATGGAGCAGGTCCCGCTTGCACGTCGCTTCTTTGAGCTTCTCTACGTAGGGCGCGATCCACATCTCCGCATAACAGCCGCTCGAAATCAGATCCGCCAGGTAGCCGATCCCGATATGTTTCAGCTCGCGTTCGGTCAACTGAACCTTCAGGCGCGGCAGATCGATCCGCTCCTCGGCCGCATGGATCAGCGCCATCGCGCGATACAGGATCTGATGAATCTCGAGCGAAAAATCGCGTACGCCCACCCCCGCCGGCCAGGCGCCGCCCGCCAGCAGGTAACCGAGGATCACGCGCTCGGCTTCGGCGTTGGCCGGCAGCTCGTCGCTGCGTTGCTTCTTAGCGGCCATCATGCGCCGCTCCCGAAATCAGATATCCTGAAATCATCACGAACTCCAGATCGTGACCCGCCGATCGCGACTTCAGATCGCGATTCCACACGCTGCGAAATCACTAAAAAGCCCTTACGTCTAATTCCGCCGCGCTTGTTTTAAAGCGCGGCACTCTTTTCCCGCTCCTCCAGCCAGGCGATCAGCGCCGTCACACTGTCCACCACCGCCACCTCCATCCCCCAGCCTCGTTCCAGGTTCATGTGCTCGAGTTGCTGCTCCGGCGAAAGCCTCCCGCCGGGCGCTTTGACCTCCAGAAAAAACCCCGGATATTTCGCGTGCACCACCACATAATCCGGCCGCCCCGGCCGTCCTTCCGGATGCCGCCGGCCGTCTTGCGTAAAGAAGAGGCCGACATTTAAACGCTCGGCTTTATAGCCGTGGTAGGCGAGCCAGTGCACACAGGCCTTCGCCACTTCGCTTTCTTTCGGGACGACCTTCGGCGCAGTCAGACGGAAACGCGGCATAGCTCTCCACGTGCGTACTTGTTGCGTACTTATTGGTGCTGCAGCTTTAAGTGGAAACAGCCGGAAACAAAGGAACTTTACAGGGAATTATTTCCGAATAAGTACGTCATTATTCGGCACTCTGGAGGATTTAGGTTCCAGTTCCCGCAAGGGAGTCCCGGTTCAACTCCGGGCATCCGCACCACCTAGAAAAGAAAAGCTTTAGCACGAGTTAACATCTCCGGCGAAAAGCGCCTGCGTACTTGTTTGCGTACTTATTTTCCCCCTCCCGGCGCCACTTTCAGCCGCTTTCTGCCGAGCTCGACCCGCTTGCGGGCGCGGTAGCGGTTCACCTTCTCGGCGGCGTCGGCCAGGTCGGCTTCGTCGGCAATGTCGTAGCGCTCGAGCATGTTCCGCGTCTTGTGCCCGCTGATCTTCATGGCCAGCGAATCGCTCACGCCGGCGCGCTTCATGTCGCGCACCGCGGTCCGCCTCAGATCGTGAAAGATCAGTTCGCTCCATCCGGCGCGCTCGCAGGCTTCCCGCCACCCATACAATTTATCGCTGACCGGATGGCCGTGCTGCCCGAAAAAGACGTACGGGTTCGATTCCGGACAACGCTCCCGCTGCCGGAGCAGATAGGCCTCCATGTCGCCGGTAAAGGGCAGCGTGCGCGGCGCCTTGTTCTTGGTCCGGTCGCCCGGGAGGCGGATTGTCTTGGCCGCGAAATCGACTTCGGTCCACTCCAGACGCCGGATCTCGTTGAGGCGCGTCCCGATGTTGTAGGCGCACACGAAAATCGCCTCCAGGCTCAACGGCAACTCGCGCAGCAGGAGTTCGTATTGGTCCGGATCGAGAAACCCCTGGCGCACGTTATCACTCTCGTCCAGTTCCGGAATATACGGAATGCGCCGCACCAGCGGCGGCTCCTCCCGCATCCCCAGCTTGAACCCGCGGCGCACCGTCGCCAATTCCCGGTTGACGGTTGCCTTGGCCGCTCCCTCTGCCAGACGATTGGTGATGTATTCGCGGAAATCCGCCGTCTTGGCCCGCCGCGCCACCAGCTTCCCCAGTACCGGCTTGGTGTTCGCCAGATAGCGCCACTCGACCGTCTTCCAGTCGCGCAGGCCGCGCAGCTTCTGGTCGGCGATCACCAGGCGGCACAACTGATCGACGGTCACCTCTTCCGGCGTGACCCCGTCCAGGGTTTCCAGTTGCGCTTCCGCGATCCGCCGCGCCAGCAGTTCCTCGGCCTGCTTGCGGTCCTCGGTTCCCGAATTCTCCTGCCGGCAGACGCCGCGCACGTAATACTGCAGGCGCCACTGCTTGCGGCCGTTCTGCGTCAGCGATCCCTTGCCGTACGTCCGCCGCTTCATGCTACCCTCCGTGACCGTTTTGGTGTTCGATCCAGCGATCTAGTTCGCTGCGCTCGAAGCGCGGGCGGCTGTTGCCCTCGCGGATCGCCTTCAGCCTGCCGGCGCCCATCTCGTTGTGCAGCCAGCGGACGCTGCGCTTGAGATAGGCCGCGGCTTCGTTCATGGTCAGCAGGCGCGGCAACTCGCGCGCTTGTAGCTTTTCGACTACGCGGCCGGCGATCAGGTCGGCCAGCGCGTCGAGAATGGCTTTCTCCTCCGTCATGATGCTGCTCCTGCAGCCACTGGTCGACCTCGGCCGGGTCGTAGCGGATCACGCTGTAAGCGAGGCGATACCAGGGCGGACCGATCTTGCGGCGGCGCCAGTCCTGGATCTCGCGCAGGGAAATCGAGAATCGTTCTGCCAGGTCGCGCGGACCTAGCAACTCTTGCGGTGGTTTGTTCATGTACCATACTCTATCACGCCTGCTCTTTCTCCCGGGCTTCTCTTTCGTCCTCGAGCGCATGGATCGCCCGGGTGATTTCCACGATCGCCCGGTACAGGCAGGTGAGCGTAGTCGCGGGCACCGCGCTCGCGACCGCCAGCGATAACCATTTGGTCGCATCTTCCATCGCATCGAGCCAGGGTTTCGTTTGTGTCATCGCTTCCCCCACCATTGTTCGCATCCGGTAATGTGCCGGAGTGATTGCCGCTCTCTTCGTGCCCGTACGTGCCGGCGCACCGCCTGAAGCGCGATCGCCACGAGCGCCGCCAGGGTCGCGAGAATCGTCCAGCCGATCACCTATAATTCCTCGATCCGGCCGCAGTCATGGCATCCGATCCCGTATTGCGTCCGCCACTCCTCGACACCGTCCGGACTGGTCACACCAGTTGGCCCAAACCACTGGATCGGGTCGGTATTCCGTGAGCCGCACGACGGGCACTCGGCCCGGTCGGGATCCTCGCTCATTACTTCCTCTGTAAATTCTCGCGCTGCTCGAGATGCACGCCCGGAATACTCGAGCCGGCTTTCAGCGCCCGCTTCAGCGGATCTTTCGGAATGTCGACCGAGACCGTCTGCCGCTTCCACTCGAAGGGTACGCGCTCGGGATCGTCCACGATCAGCGCTTCCGAGTGGCGCACGCTGAACGTCACGTTGTGCCCCTTGAGCGGCCGGCCCTCCCGCTCGCGCAGTACACGGAGCACATACTTCGCGAGCTGCTCCTTCGTCCGCTCGGCCGACTGTTCGCGGGCGCGCAGCCGGCCGATCTCGCGGCGGGCATTCTCCGCCATGTCGTCGAGCGACGCGAACACTTCGCCGACCCGGTCGACTTTCGCCACCTCGTCTTTCAGGTAGCTCGCGATGCGCGACTGCAATTCCGCCTCGAGTTCCGGCGGACAGGTCTCCGCGCTGTTCACCAGTGCGTCCAGGTCTTCACTGATCTTCCACAAGGGCGCCAGGTCCTTCATGGCTCCGCCTCCTGTTCCGCCGGTGGCGGCTCGATCCGCGATTCTGCCTGCCTTATGGCGTGAAATAGGTGCAGGCTGGCGCTCTGCGCAGCCCGCTGCCGCAACTGGTTGGCATGCTCGACTTTGCCGTACTGCTTGAGGACGCGGTAGTATTCGGCCTGGCCCGCCTCGCCCTCCAACTCGATCAACCGCGCTTTGAGTTTGGCGAAGATCTCGCAGACATCCTTGATCGACCCATTCGGCCGCTCCAGTTCCGACCCCTTGATCTGCCTCCACATCTCGAGTACGTGCAACGAATCCTCGGGCGCGAGCACTACCGGCGCGGCTGCCGCTCTTGGAGTGGCCGGTTCCTCGCTGCCGATTTCCTCCTCGGTGACGACACCGTTGATCGCGAAACTGCGCTTGAGCGCCAGCACCTCCGCCACTTTCGAGATCATCGCGCTGGGATACTGCTGCCAGACAGAGGCGGCCTTCTTGTATTCCGAGTAGTAGGCTTCCGAGATCGTCGGATGGTTGCGGTCCTTGCGCCAGACGGTGCAGACCGCCTTGATCGGCACGCCCCGCTCGTCGCGCTCGACCCGCGTTTCGATCCCGTCGAACGCCGCGTGCTGGTTGGCGATCCGCAGATAGCCGTCGCGGCCGGCCATGATCAGATTCTTTTCGGCGACGTACCAGACCTCTTTTAAAAACGGGTCCAGCCCGGTGCGCCGGCAGACCTCGAGAAACATGCGCAACTGCGCATCTGAGGCGCCGCGGCAGATCGTGTCCTTGATCAATTCGATGTCTTCCCGCGAGAACATCCGCACGGGCTGGCCCGCCGGCGGCAGTACCGACACACTGCTGTCCGTCGCGGCGGGTGCGGCCGGTTTCAAGCGCTCACCGGCCTGCATGGCGGCCTCCCCGGGAATTAGGGCTTTCGGGTGTAGAGCACGCGCTCGAATTCGGCGGCGAACTGGGTAAAGGTAACGTCGAGTATGGGCAGCAACCGGAAGATGCTTTCGAGCGTGGGGGTGTGCTTTTCCCGCTCCAGTCCACCCATATAGCCGCGATCGATCCCCGCCTTGAGGGCAAGCTTCTCCTGCGAAATCCCCGTCCGCGCCCGCAGCGTGCGCACCGTATCGGCGAACGCACGCCGCAGTTGGGCGCGTGTATAGACTGGGCGCATATATCACACAGGTGTAACAAACCGGGTGGCCATGTGGCTACGCGATATGCTGCACCGTGATATGGGATCACGTGGTATATCATCGGGAGATTACCGATCGGCATAGAGCGCCTCCACAGATGCCGGAGTCCGCGCCTGGTATTGTTCCAACAGCTGACGCTGGGGACGGGCGCTCAAGTAAAATTCCACCGCTTCCCGATAAATGCGGCAGAGCTTGGGATCGATGCCCTCGCGCTCATGCCGGATCTGTCGGAGTAATTTCATCTGCCTGTGGATACCCACCGATACCTGCAACGAGGTCCGCACCAGCCCGGTAATGGGCGGCCGCGACTCTTTAGTCCTGCTCACACACACTCCTCCCGCATTTCTTTGAAACTGCGGTAATTGTTTGAATCAGGTTGCGACCGGCCGATCGTTACCCAGAACAAATACTAATCCCGGCATTATTCGGGTGCAAGCCGTTTTGGGCGGGCGTAATCGATTGAGGGGAGTATGCTTACAACCTTATAGAAACCGCACCATTTCCTTGTGGAATCTGTAAGGATGTATTTCGGAATCCATTAATATAGTCTCCCGTGGTATATCACCATTCAATCCACGTGGAGCGGAAAGACGCTTTCCTGGGGAATGGAAAGATCGGCTTCGACCAACCGCACATCCATCAATCCAATGTATCCGCCAAGCTCCCCATTCGGCTTTTGGTAAAACGGATGAGCATAATCTTCGATCAAGCCGTAGAGGCCATCCGTCCGAAAAAATCGGTACCAGCACTGAAACGGCAGACGGCTCCGGAACCCGTCGCGGCAACGCCGGTAGACTCGCTCCTTATCATCGGGATGAAGCATCTTGGTCCAACCTAGACCCAGGAAGTTCTCTATCTCGCGGCCGGTGAACCGTCTGAGCGCAAGGTTGACGTAGATGCATTCGTTATTCGGCGACGCCGCCCAGTTCGGGTACGGGTAGTCGTCCATCATGCGTTTCAGTTCGTCAATACTGCGAAATGCGGTCTCCGGAAACGCCCTCGGTCTGTTCTCCTTTGATGAGGGTAATTCCAGCGTCTCCGTATTGACTTGCTGCAGCGCATAATCGACCAGCTCACGAATGTAGCCGCGCTGCGACGTGATATGGCCGAGCTTCTGCTTGCGCAGGATATTGTTATCAATTCTTTGGAGCATTTGAGGCGTGAAACAGCTGCACGTCTGCTTTAATCCTTCTGGGCATTGAGGTTTCATTCAAGCGCAGTTCTCCTTTCTGTCCTGCACCCGTTCTGCAGGTTTTTGAGCCACCCAAACCGTGGTGGATTTTGCCTGTAATCAAAGACTACTACGAATGGTAATAACGTTACCTCAATGTCACAAAAACTCTGTGATAAAGTTGCCGTAAGGATTTACCGGAGGGCCGGTAGGATACTTCCCGGATATTCATATCAATCTCATTGACAGGACACGACTTTCCCGCTTACAGTGATGCTTAAAAATACTTAGCGCGTTCAGATGGGATCGCGCTGCGTTACGTGGACCTCGGACCGCCACGGTAATCCTGGAACTCCCAAACCTGCTACCTAGTATTGTGCCTGCTCCTACGAATCTGCTCCCCGTCTACGGCTCGGGCTCCGATCTGCTCGGCTACGTCTCGATTCCCGCCGCCAACCGCATGCTCGCGGCCGGCCACGTCATCGGACGCGGCACCCGAAAGTCGATCCGCGCACTCATCGCCGTCCACGATAACCTCGACCTGCTGCCCGCCGATCACCCTCCGTTCAACCAGAAATACTCGCACTGCCGCGAAACCGAGGACAACCCACCCGGCGTATGGACCTTCAAACGGTTGACGAATCTGACGTGATCCCGGAAATCGTCTCCACTCAACCCAGCACGTTCAGCTTTCCCAGGAAAGCCCGGAAATTTCTCGAGGCTTTCGCGAGCACCGGCCGCGTGGATCAATCCTGCGCGATCGCAGGCTATTCCCGCGAGACGCATTATCAGAAACTCAAAACCGATGAGGCGTACCGCGCCGCGTTCGCCGCGGCGGAGGGCCGATTCGCCGATGTGATCGAAGCCGAAGTCGTGCGCCGCGCCATCGATTGCGAATCCGATGCGCTGCTGATGTTCCTGGCCCGCGGCGCCATGCCGAATAAATACCGCGACCGCGCCAGCGTCGAGCACTCCGGCACGATCGACCTCGCCGAACACATCCAGCAAGGGCGTAGGCGCCTGCTCGAAATGAAACGCGATGAGTCTGCCACAACTGGCTCCTGATCTCCTGCTCGCCGATGAAATGCCCCAGTTCGCCGACGACCCGCTCGGCTTCGTCCATTTCGCGTATCCCTGGCGCCGGAAGAACACCGAACTCGCGAACGAGGACGGCCCCGACGCCAACCAGGAGCGCTTCCTGATCGATCTCGGGAACGAAGTCCGCCAGCGCCGGTTCAACGGCATGGATCCAGTAATGCCGGTCCTCATGGCGGCATCGAGCGGACATGGCACCGGCAAATCGACGCTGGGCGCCTGGATCGCGAACTGGATCCTCTCGACCCGGCCGTACTCGATCGGCACGGTCACGGCGAACACGTACCCGCAGCTCGAGAGCCGCACCTGGGCCGCGATCCAGCGCTGGACGCGGCTGTGCATCACCGGCTACTGGTTCCACATCCGCACCAACGGGATCTACTCGAAACAGGACCCCGCGGGTTGGAAGATTGTCGCCCAGACCTGCAAAGCCGAAAACGCGCAGTCCTTCGCCGGCCAGCACGCGCGCACGTCGACGTCGTGGTACATGTTCGACGAAGCCTCGCACATCCCTGACGAGATCTGGGACGTGGCGCAGGGCGGTCTCACCGACGGCGAACCCATGTTTTTCGCCTGGGGACAGCCGGCGCGCAAATCGGGGCGGTTTTACGAGATCTGCTTCGGCAAATTGCGCGACCGCTGGAACGTGCGCTGCATTGATTCGCGCGAATCGCGCTTCACCAATAAGGATCTGATCGCCGAGTGGATCGCTGACTACGGGGAGGACAGCGATTACGTCCGCGTGCGCGTCCGGGGCATTGCCCCGCGGGCCGGCGATCTCCAGTTCATCGACCAGGACCGCATCGACAGCGCGAAGCGCCGCACGGTCGCCACTTTCCCCGATGATCCTCTGGTGGCAGGATTCGACGTTTCCGGTGGCGGGCAAGCCTGGAACGTCGTCTGGTTCCGCCGCGGATCGGACGCGCGTTCTCTGGCGCCGGTCTGTATCCCGGGCGAGCATTCGCAGGAACGCTCCGCGATCCTCGCCCGGCTGGCGGAACTGTTGAACGACCGGCGGCCTGGCCGGCAGGTTTCGATGCTGTTCGTCGACAGTGCTTTCGGCGCGCCGTATGTCGAGCGCCTGAAGGGGATGGGTTTCGACAACGTGGTGGAAGTCAACTTTGGCGGCCCGTCCCCGGATCGCCACCAGGCCAACATGCGCGCCTTCATGTGGAACCGCATGAAGGAGTGGCTCACCCGCGGAGCCATCCCGGCCGACGACATCGTGCTCGAGACCGACCTGGCGGCGCCCGGATCGCACCTGAACCGCAGCGATCAACTCGTACTCGAGAGCAAAGAGGCGATGCAGAAGCGCGGCCAGGCCAGCCCCGACCGCGGCGACGCGCTCGCGCTGACGTTTGCCGCGCATGTGCCGCCGGTGGCGCCCGAGCAACAGCCGGAGTGGCGCTTCGTGGGCGAGATGCCGGGCTCATGGATGGGATAGGAGGAGGAACGAATGGGAAACGGACCGTATTTCGCCAGCCGCAAAGCGAGCGGCGGCCCGCAGATGGACAAGGTGCGCACGCATCACGGCACCGCCGATCCGCAAGCCGGACAGGGCACGCGAAGCCCGAAGAATGCTGGCAGCAAAACCCTCAACGGCCCCGGTAGCGGCGGCGCCGGCGGCAGCGCAACCGCCAACCTCAAGGGCCAGGGAACGATGGAGCAGAAGTAAATGGCACAACCCAACGAAGGCGATAAGGACATGAAGACCGGCAAGCCGTGCAAGGATCCGCAGATGCACGCGCTCAAACAGGCCCACGGCACGCCTACGCGGCAGAGCGAACTGCCGCCCTACATCTCGAAGGACGCGCTGCCCGGCGAGAAGGACTGATCATGCCGCGGCTCACGGTTCTGATCGGTGCGCCCGGATCGGGCAAGAGCACCTACGCTGCGCGCTTCCAAAACGTGGTCACCAACGACCGCGGCGCGAAACAGGCGCCCGGCGACATCCTGCACGACTCGTATAAACAGATCAACCAGCACCTGGCCGCTGGCCGGGACGTGGTCTTCGACACCACCGGAGCGAATCCCGCGGTCCGCAAGGCCGCGCTCTCGATCGCCCGCAAACACGGGGCACAGACCGCCGCCGTCGTCATGGATACCCCGCTCGATGCATGTCTGAAGGCGCAGCAGGGGCGCAGCCGTCCGGTCAGCGCCGGCGACGTCTCGCGCATCCACGCCGACGTGCGCCGGCAGATACCGGGACTACAGGGCGAAGGCTTCGCCAACGTGCGCGTCACGCGCGACAGGAAATGATATGCCGCTGGTAAAAGGCAAAACCCCCAAGAGCATCTCGAAAAACATCAAGACCGAAATGGCCGCCGGCAGACCCCAGAAGCAGGCCGTGGCGATCGCCTTAAATACTGCACGCAAGGCTGGCGCGAAGATTCCGCCGGCAAAATCCAAACGCCGGCCCGTCGCCAATAACCTGCAAAACCTGATGAAGGGCAACGGATCGTAACTGCACCGGTCGTCAGAGGTTTAAACCAATGAGCACGCCAATTCTCGCATGGATACTTCCCCTCCAAGGACATATTGGAGGGGGACCAACACCACCCCAAGGACCAGTTGACCCCGGCTGGGGTCAGGGCCGTCCTCCAGTCGATCCCGGCTGGGGCGCCGGCCTGCCGCCGCACGCCAGCACCGGGCCCGTGCCTCTCGGCTGGGCCAGCACGCAGCCGCTGCCTCCCAGCGGGCCTCCCGGATGGGCGGGCGGGGTTCCGATGCCTCCCGGCACCTGGCCGGGACAGCCGCTGCCTCCGCATGTAGGAGGCGGGCCGGCTCATCCCGGATTTGCGCCGCCTCCGGTAGTTGGTGGCGGACCTTCGCAACCTCCCCCGGGCATGTGGCCCGGACAGCCGCCTCCCATTGGCGTCCCTCCCGGACCACCGACGCATCCTGGCGGCGGTCCTGTGCCGACTCCGGGCGTACCGTCAAACCCGATCGCCGGTGCTCCGGGAGGAGCTCCCGGAACCCATCCGGAAAACCCGATCGTGTTGCCGCCCGGATCGCAGCATCCTCCGGGAGTGGTCACCCATCCGATCTGGGGCAACTGGAGCCTCGGATGGTGGCCCGGACACGGTTGGGTGGCGATTCCTCCACCGCAAGGCATCAGCGGATTTCCGCCAACAGTAGGCGGAGGTCCATCGCAGCCGCCTCCGGTGGGCGTTCCTCCGGGACAGCCTCCGGTGATCGGCGGCGGACCATCGCAGCCGCCCCCGATCGTGGCGCCCCCGATCGCCCCGACACCTTCACCAAAATAGTCTTCGCACACGATGGGTCCGGGGTCAACCGATGATCCCGGACTCACCGGAAAGGAGCAGACGATGAGCGCTTACGTAGGACTCTCTCAGATCCAGGAGATTTTTACCAAGCTCGGCACGATACCCGATGTCGCCACCTACACGCCCGTCTTTCTCGATCGCGTGAAAGTCATCTCGCCGGACGGCACGTTTCAACCCGTCAGCGAGATGTACTGCCTCTCGATTCCGAGTGCATTGGAACTCGCTTACCTGCTGCTCGACCAGCAGCCGACGCTCTATCTCGGACAACCGACTCCGTTCTCCTATGGATCACCCTTCTACTACACCGAGAACGTGCCGTGGGGCTCGTTCTACAACCAGGCGCAGCGCAACATGGGCACGCTGGCTTATTACTTCAGGGGCAACAACGGCCCGCAGGGCGGACCGATCGCGCTCTCTTACTGTAAGCAGGACATCGCGTTCGGATAAATGGCACGCCGGCAATCTGACGAAGGCATCCTGTCCGAAGCCCGCAAACGCTTCAAGCTCTGCGAGGACGCCGAGCGGGACCTGCGCAAGGAAGCGCTCGACGATCTGCGCTTCGTCTCGGGCGTGCAGTGGGACGACGCCGACCGCAGGAGCCGTACCACCGGTCTCAGCAGCCGGCCCTGCCTCAGTTTCAATAAGCTGATCGGACCTTTGAACATGGCGGCCAACGAAGCCCGTATGAACCAGGCCGGCATCAAAGTCTATCCGGTCGATTCGACTTCCGACCCCGATACGGCGAAGGTCATCGAGGGCATGATCCGCCATATCGAGGACGTCTGTAAAGCCGACGAAGTCTACGAAAGCGCACTCGAGCAGTCGACCGCCTGCGGCTTCGGCTTCTTCAAGGTCACGACACGCTACTGCGGCCCCAAATCCTTCGACCAGGAGCTGCGCATCGAACGCATCCCCGACCAGTTCAGCGTGTACATCGACCCTTACGCGCGCGAAGCTGACAAAGCCGACATGGCCTACGCCTTCGAAGTCGAGGTCATCCCGCGCGACGAGTACGAAGCCGATTACGGTGACAGCCAGATCACGAGTCTGAATTTCTACGAAGGCTTGAGCAACCCGGTGCCCGACTGGATCACCAAATCCGGCGTGCGCATCGCCCGCTACTGGACGGTGGAGACGAAGAAACGCACGCTCACCAGCGTGGAATGGCCGGACGGAACTAGAACTTCCCAGTACAAAGACGAGATTCCCGACGCGATGCCGCAGGGCCTGAAAATCGCCACCGGTCCCGACGGTAAGCCGCTCGAGCGCGAGACCGAACAGCGGGTCGTCCGCTGGAGGAAGATCAACGGAATCGAGATCCTCGACGAGGGCGAATGGCCGGGGCAGTGGATCCCGATTCTGCCGGTGCTGGGCAAAGAGATGTGGGTCGACGGCGTCCGCAAACTGTTCTCGCTGATCCGCTTCGCCAAAGACCCGCAGCGTCTCTACAACTTCTATCGCTCGAGCGAAGCCGAAACCGTTCTGCTCGGCACCAAAGCGCCGTGGATCGGCGTGAAAGGCGCGTTCCGCGACAACCGCTGGGCCAGCGCGAACACCACCAACTACGCCTACCTCGAGTACGAGCCGGTCGACATCGCCGGCAATCCGGCGCCGCCGCCGCAGCGCAACGTATTCGAGCCGCCCATCCAAGCGCTCTCGCTCGGCGCCGCGCAGGCCTCCGACGACATCAAAGCCACCACCGGCATCTTCGACGCGAGCTTAGGCGCGCAGTCGAACGAGACCAGCGGAATCGCCATCCGCCAGCGGCAGTCGCAGGCGGGTCTAGCCAACGCGCACTTCATCGACAACCTGAACCGCGCCATCCGCCAGTGCGGGGTGATCCTCACCGACCTGATCCCCAAGATCTACGACATGCCGCGCGAGGTCCGTATTCTCGGCGAGGACCGCGCGCAGCAGATCGTCAAGGTCAACCAGCAGTTCCAGGAGTGGAACGGCCAGATCAAATGCTACGACCTCGCGAGCGGCCAGTACGACGTGGTGGCCAGTGCCGGCCCCACTTCGATCACGCAGCGGCAGGAGACCTGGGAGACGCTCACGCAGCTCGCGCAGGCGTATCCGCAGCTCTTGCAGATCGCCGGCGACATCCTGTTCGACAACGCCGACTTTCCGGGCGCCGACAAGCTCGCCGACCGCTTGCGGAAAACGCTGCCGCCGGGATTGCAGGATCAGCCGGGCAACGCGCAGCAGCAGATGCAGATGCTGGCCGCCCAATATCAGCAGTCGCAGGCCATGATCCAGCAGTTGACGCAGGCTCTCCAGAGCGCGCAGCAAAAGATCGACACCAAGGAGATCGAGACCAAGAGCGACGAGCGCGAAGCGGCTTTAAAAGCACAGGTCGACCTGATCACCGGGATCGCCAAGGGCGGCGCGCCTGAATCACTGGGCGTACTGACCCAGCAGGTGGCGCTCGCCGAAGCCATGATCGGCCGCATGTTCACCGGTTCCGCTGGTGGTACGGGTGCTTCGCCAGCGGGAACGCCGGCGGCGCCTTCCTCCCCTGGCATGGCGCCGCCGGCGCCGCCCGGAATGATGCAGTGAGTTTATGTCTGATGAAATAAAGGAAGGCGCGCCCGAAACCACGCCAGCCGAGATCGAGGCCCCGGCCGATTACCGGGAGTATGATCACTGGCGCCGCACGGGTGAGCTACCGAAGAAGGAAGACCAGGCCCCACCTGCGGCCGCGGAGGAAACTCCGCCGGCCAAAAGCGTACCGCAGTCAGGAGCGGAAGAAACCCAGCCCGCAGAGGAAGAGGAAGAACCGGAGCCAGGCAAACCGGGTCGCGGCGGATCCAGGCAACGCAAAATCGACCGGCTGACGCGTGACAACGAGTGGCTCAAAGCCCAACTCGCGGCCGTCAACCAGGCGAAGCTGACCCATGCGCCGCCCGAAGCGGAGCCGCCCAAGCCCGCGGAACCGCCTGGCAAACCCAAGCTCCACGACTTCCCGACTCTCGAGGCGTACCAGGAAGCGCTGACCGACTGGAAACTCGATCAGCGCGAAGCGCAGAAGAAAGCCGAAGCCATCCAGGCTGAAGCCCGCACTGCGGAAGAGAAACTGCAAACCGAGTGGTCCTCGAAAACCGAGGCCGCCCGCGGCAATCATCCGGACTACGACGAGGTGGTGCAGGCTACGCCCTACCCAGTCGGACCCGGCGTGATGCCGGCGCGGCAGGCCCTGCTCGAGGACGAGGCCGGCGCGGAGATTCTCTATCACCTGGCGACGCATCCTGACGAGTTGCAGCGCATCGCCCAGATGCAGCCGGTCTCCGCCATCCGCGAGATCGGCAAACTCTCGGCGATGTTCGCGCAGACCTCTACGGCTGGAAACCCGAAACCCAAAGTATCGGGCGCACCCAAACCGCCGCCGCCGTTATCGCGTCCCAGTCCGGGCTCGACCAAACGCGACATCCACGACGAGCACTTTGCCAGGACCGATTTCAGTGGCTGGGAAAAGGAACGGGTGCGCCAACTGAAGGGATAAAAAGTTGGCAGTCAACACTCTGTTAACGTCGCAGGTCATCACCAACGAACTCCTGCGGCGCTTCAAAAACAATCTCGGCTTCTCCGGCGCCGTCGCCCATACCTGGGACGACAAATTTGCCGTGGAAGGCGCCAAAATCGGCGATACTCTCAGACTCCGCGATCCGGTGATGTTTGTCGCATCGGCCGGCCCGGTCATGAGCCCGCAGAACGTCGTCGAAAACCAGAAAACCCTCCAGCTCTCGAACCAGCAGGTCGTAGGCTTTGCCTTCACCAGCAAAGACCTGACGCTGTCGATCGACAACTTCGCCGCCCGCTATCTCGACAGTGCTGCGGTCGCACTGGCCAATGCCGTCGATATCGCCGGCCTGACGATGGCCGACGCCAACGTGCCCAACCTGGTCGGCACGGTCGGCACGCCGATCACGACGGCGGCTCCCTTCTGGACCGCCGGCGAAATGCTCGACACCAGCTCGGCGCCGATGGACGGAACCCGGAGTATGGTGATTCCTCCCAAGATCCAGACTGCCGCGCTGACCACGTTTCAGGGACTGTTCCA